CACGAAGAGAGCCTTGTGATCATGGAAGGCACGAAGTGGAACCCATAAGGGCTGAATGAAAGAAAACAGGAGGACAGTGACATGACAATCGTAGCAAAAGACTTCGGATCCTACCTCGCCGCCGTGCCTGGGTTCTCAGACGGTGCGGCCGTCGCCGCCGGCACCGGAGATGCAACTGCCAAGGCCGGCGCGATCATCGACAACTTGGCTCTCGATCACCCCATGAGTGGGCTGATCGTGATCCCATGGGATTGCGACCTGACCGACACCAAAACCCTGAGCCTCTCGGTGAAGATCGAGCACGGCGACGACATCGCGCTCGGTGACGCTGCGGACTACACCTTCGGGGGCAGCGTCGTTGACCTCGGTATCGTCGTGACCAGCGATGGAGGCGGCGTCGAAGCCGGTGTCTCCGTCGTGCCCGTTGACCTCTCCGGGATCAAGCGGTACTGGAGGGTTGAGATCACCCCTGATCTCAGCGCGTCAGGCACCGACACCCTGACATTCGCCGCGTGCGTGGTCCTCGGCGGCCTCGACAAAATGGCGTAGGTGAACCATGTCTGATCTGATCAGCCTGCGATTCATCGCCCAGATGACTCCGTACTCGCCCGGGACCGTGGCATGGTTCAAGCTGGACTATGCCAAGAAGATCGTCGCTTCCAGGAAGGCGGTCTACGCGGTTCCACCGGCAGGCTGTGACGAGTACGGGGAGCCAATCAAAGGGGAGCCTCCCGTGGAAGACGAAAAGCCCGAAATCAAGACAGCCCCGAAGAAGGAACCGAAGAGCGGGCTCAAGTCCCGCAAAACCGGGAAACTCGGAACCGTGAAGAAGTGAGGTTCTGAATGGGTCTCTCTGTCACAACTGCCGCAGCGTCCACCGACCTGACCACGAGCGAGCGAGTCAAGCTCGAGCTCGGTATCTCGACGATGGAAAAGAACGAATGGCTGAAGATGGTCATTCCGGCTGCGTCGGCTGCGATCGAGGACTACGCGAACAACTTTTGGGCATACCAAACGTACGAAGAAGTGCTGTCGGGGTCCGGGTCAACTCGCTTGATGTTGGCTCGGACCCCCATCGTTGGCACCCCGACTATCGTTATCGATAGCGTCGAGGTCACCGACTTCAACGTCGAGGATCGCGAGGCCGGTGTCCTCTTCCGCACGCAGGGATGGATTCGTCAGGTGTCCTACTGGCCATCGATCTCTCGTGACTCAACTGTTTGGGACGACCACCCAAATATCTACGTGACCTACGACGCTGGGTACAACCTGCCATCATTCAAGACCCCGATTGCAGGAGCCTCGACTCTCCCGGCGAACATCGAACGAGCTTGCATTGTCACGATCCAGTCGTGGTACCGGCTGAAAGGCCGAGACCCGAACGTCTCGTGGAAGCAGGTCGGAGACCTGGCCCTCGGGTATCGCAAGCCGAGTGGAGATGACAGCGGGGTCGAGTTGCCGCCCGAGGCGCGCGCACTTATCTCCAGACGGATCTACTGATGTTCGAGGAAGACTTCCTCGAATGCATGGTCGATGAGATCACGGTCGAGGCCTTCACCGGGTTCGACGAGGACGGGCAACCGACCTTCGGCCCAGCGACGACCATCCAATGCCGGATCTCTCCGAAACAGCGGCAGATCCAGAATGTCCACGGCGCCGACGTGACCAGCGTCGCATCCATCTATCCAGCCTACGCGCCGACGATCGACCCCCTCGACAGAATCACATTGCCCAACGGCGAGCAACCACCTATCCTACGTGTAGAAGTACCGCCGGACACCGACGGAGCGCACCACACGAAGGTGATGATCTGATGCCAGCACTCAAAAGCACCACGCCGACCATGGCCGCGCTCAATTCGGGCACGAACGTCAATGTTCGTCTCCTCGGAGCGAAAGAAGCACAGGCGAATATCCGCGCGCTTGGCCCAGCCGCGCGCAGAGCGATGCTCTCAGCCTTCGAAAAAGAGGCATGGAAGATCATCAAGACCGCACAGGGTGGGTACGTCCCAGTCCTCTCCGGAGACCTCGTGTTCAGCGGTATGGTGCATGTCCATCCCGGCCAGTACCCGACTGTCGAGTTTGGGTTCGGCGGGAAGGCTAAGGCCTACGCCGTGATCCAGCACGAAAACGATGAGTTCAACCATCCATCCGGCGGCCAAGCGCACTACCTGAGCGTCCCAGTCGAGCGCGCCATGGGGCGCGTTGTGAACACCGTCGGAGAGGAAATAAGAGCTGAATTCCGCAAATACGACACTCGGAGATTCGCATGAGCATGGTGGACGAGATCGCTGTCCTCCTCCAGGATTCCGGCAGCGGGACGCTGGCTACGAATCTCTTCAAGCGGCACATGCCAAATGACCCTGACGATGCTTTGTGCATCGTTCAGTACGAGGGCGATGCTCCAGAATTCGTCCAAGACAACATCGACATCGAAGTCGAGCATCCATCCCTCCAGATCGTCTCGAGGTCACTGAACCCGAGAACAGCGGAGACGAACCTCGACGGCCCGTATCGATTGCTCATGAGGATCCGGAATCAGGTGATCAACGGCACTCGTTACGTCTCGATCACTCCGAAGATGACGCCGTCAATAGTTGACAGAGATGACAACGGGCGCTTCATTGCTCGCTGTGATTTCTTTGTCCGGAAGGAGTTGAGCAGTGCCATCTAAGAAACGATCCACACCCTTCGGATCGGCACCACTCGAGATAGCGGAGCCAGACCCGGAGTTGAAGCTCGATCTGGAGCCGGAGCCGGATCCGGGAGCAGAGCCTGAGACGGATCCTGTGCCGGAGCCGGAGCCGGAATCAAAGCCAGAGCCGGAGCAAAAATCAGAACCGGCGCCGCGGCCGCGGCCGGCGCGGAAGCCGAGAGAGAAGACCAAGTCGCCAGTGGTTGAGCCGGATGTCAAGGAGTTCCTCTGGAGCGGACAGACGCGCTACAGGTGCTCGAGGTGCCCGTACGATGCGGGGACACAAGTCGAGGCGTACAACCATTTCATACGAAACCACGCGCCAGCTCCTGCGCCACCTGTCCAGCAGATCGATACTGGGCTCGTGACATCAGCGGGCGAAAAGATTGTTAGACTAGAGGAGGCCCCAAATGGCGAGAACACCACTGACGGTAGTTGAACTGGATCGCACCCACCCCGGTGGGTCGAAGGCGATCTCGTATGTCGCCGCCGACATCGCGCTCGGAAACTCTTTCATTCTCACGGGCAGAGAGGTTCTGCTCATCAAAAGCACAGACGCGGGAATCCAAAGCGTTGTCATCGAGAGCTCCCCGGATTCGTTCGGACGCGAGGGAGACCTGACGCTCTCCATCGGCATCGGCGCCTACCATGCAATCGCGTTCATGGACCGATCCGGCTGGGTGCAGAGCGGGGGCGTCTGCCACGTCGATGCAACAGTCGCTACCATCGCTTTCGCAGTCATCCGTTTGCCCGCGGCATAGAGGAGTGACCAGTGGCACGGCAAATACTTCTGCGTAATCCTGGGTCTCCTGAAGGACTTATCGTCGAGTTCGACGGCACCAATGTGTCGTTCAAGCTCATGTCGGACGAGTCTGAACTTGTGACTCTTGCGGCAGCATCCGGGGCGTCAGCAGCCATTGCCGATCTCACTGAGGACTCGGGCGCGATCGGCGGCACGAATGACGGAGACATCCCAGACTTGACCACCCCCGGAGCAGCAGTCAATACGGCTGCGGTCCGTGAGTTGGCCACCAGAATCAACGAACTCCAGGCAGCCCTGAGAACCGCCGGCATCCTGGCGACGTAACGGAGGAAACAATTATGACAATTCCGAGCCATGGAACATTGCTCCAGGTCGGCGACGGGGCCACCACTGAGGCCTTCGCTACCATTGCGAAAATCAAGGACATCGGGGGGCCAGGCCTCAATCGAGGAACCCACGATGCCTCCACCCAGACGACTGACTGGTCCGAGAGCGTTCCGGGTCTGAAGAAGGGCGGGCAGATCACCGCCGACATCAACTTCATCCCGACGGACTCGACCCATAACTACTCGAGCGGTCTCCTCGCGGACTTCATCGCTGGGACCAAGAGGAACGTCCGAATCGTCTGGCCGGACCCGGGTCACACGACTTGGCAGCTCGCCGTGTACGTCGTCAACTACGAGCCGGATGCTCCAGTCGATGGTCTTCTCACCGCGAGCCTGACCTTCGAAGTCACCGGAGACCCGCCACCGAACTTCAACGTGACGTGAGGAAGTAATGACTAAACCTGCATACGGCAAGAGTTTCGATGTTGAGATGGATCTCGACAAACCGAGGAGTCTCCGCATCGACTTCAACACACTCTGTCGTGCAGAGGAGGTCAGTGGCCAGTCGTTTCTCAAAATGGAAGAAGAGATCACAGGAGTCCGGCTCAGGGCGCTCATCTGGGCCGGACTCCAGTACGACGACGGCGAGAAGCCGCTGACGCTCCCAGAGGTCGGCCTGCTCGTCGGCGCGTACTACATCCCGATCATGGCAGCGTTCATGGAGGCTTGGAACTTGGCTATGCCGGATGCCGATCCGGGATCAGAGGGGATTGGCAACGACGAAAACCCTCTGGAGACGGCCACGGCTCCGAGCTGAATTGGGAGACGCTGTGGGCCGTTGGACGATATGATCTCCGACTGACAAATGAGGAATTCTGGTCGATGGTTCCTCGGCAGTTCATTGAGTTGCTGAAGCGTGACCGCTGGGGCCGTCTCCGATGTGAGCACGGGCCAGCCATGATCGTCGCCGCAATTATCAGCCGAGGTGCTAAGCGAGCAGTTGACCCGACGAAATTCATGCCGTCTTATATCGCTCCGAAGAGGGAAGCCCAAGAGATGAATTGGCAGGCGAAGATGCTGGAACTCCGCAGTGTGATCGAGGGAGCGGGAGCCTAGCATGGCGTTAAACCTCTTCGTCGCCAACATCATGGCCAGGTTCTCTGCCGATACTTCTGGATTCGACAAGTCGATTCGGACGGCAAACGCCAGCCTCCGAAGAAGTGCCGAGGACATGACCCAGCTCGGCCGCTCGATGATGATGTCGATCACCGCTCCGATCGTTGGGATCGGCATCGCGACGACGAAGATGGCCATGGACTTCGAAACGTCCATGACGAAGATCATCACTCTCGTCGGGATTGGTAGAGACGAAGTCGAGAAATGGACACCGGCCGTCAAGTCGATGGCCGGGGAGACCGGAGTCGCCGCAGGCGAACTCGCCGAGGCCCTGTTCTACATCACGTCAGCCGGTATCCGCGGGTCGAACGCCATGAACGTGCTCGAGGCGTCAGCGAAGGCGAGCGCCATCGGGATGGGCGACACCAAGAGCGTCGCCTACGCTGCGGTCTCAGCCATGAACGCCTATGGTGAGGCGCACCTCACGGCAGAGATGGCGGTCTCAACCCTAATCCGCACCGTTCGCATGGGCAACATGGAAGCAGCATCGCTGCCGATGGCCTTTGGCCGTGTCCTGCCAGTCGCCGCCGAGCTCGGGATCAAGTTTCAGGACGTTGGCGCCAGCATGGCGATGATGACGCGGTCGGGCGTCACGGCCCGCCTCGCGGCGTTCGCCCTGCGCTCAATCATGATGACCATGGTCGCACCGACGGCTGAGTCAACCAAGGCCATGCACAAGCTCGGGATGACGTGGGAAGAGATCCGACAAATTGCTGTGAAGGACGGGCTGCTCGTCGCCCTCCAGAAATTAAAGGAAGCAACTGGCGGGAACGCCGAAGCGTTCCAGGATGTGATCCCAAATAGCCGCGCGTTCATCGGCGCACTCCAGCTCGTTGGGAAGAACGCCGAGTACTCCGACATGGTCTTCAAGCACCTCAGCGAGACCATCGAGGGCGATGTCCAGGAGACGTTCGATACGTGGTCAAAGACGTCGGCCGCAGACATGAAGAAGGCGTTTGCTGAGATCTCAGAGGCCTCCGTGAACTTCGGGTCCACATTGATGGGGATCACGGGCGCACTGAGGGTAGGCGCCACTGCCGTAAGTAAGATAGCTGAGGGGTTCTATCTTCTCCCGCCAGTGTTGCAAATGGCGATCCACGGGGTTGTTGGTTTCGCGGCTACGATGGGTGTTCTCACATTAGCGACAGGGATGTATCTGAGAGCTAAGGTCGGCCTGATTGGAGTTACCCAGAAGATGATCGGTGTGAATGCCGTAGAAATACTTTCTACCCTCAAGCTGGAGGCCGCGATAGAACTTGCGGCGCTGAATACGATCAAGCTAAGGGTGGCGCAGAGCGGCCTCCGTCTTGAGATGATGAAGGGCACGGCAAAGATTGGGACAGGCATCACCAACCTCACCGGGTACGGTGCTGCGGCAGCGGGTGCTGGCATAGCAGTGGCAGCAGTTGCTGCGGGAATTGCTGGCTGGAGCATCGGGCGATGGATCAGCGACATCACTGGCCTCACCAAGGCCACGGAGACCATGAAGGATCAGGTATCGTTGTACGCCGACCAGCTTGAGGAAGACGAAGACCTTTTCTACAGGACTGAGTACATGCTACTCCAGATCGCGAGGGCGTTAGACCACAACAGCGTGAAGTGGCTCGAGAGCGCGGACCACTCTAAAGCCAACGCGAGGCAAATGGCAGAACTCCAGAAAGAACTCATCGGGCTGAACAACACCGCCAAGCAGGCAGCGTGGGATCTGGCGAATTTGACAGACGCGCAAAAGCACCACATGTCGTATATGAGCAAAGAGCAGGCGCTCATCCGCTCGCTCGCTAATATGCGTATCGAAAACAATAAAGCAATCCGAGAAGAATACGACCTCGTAACGTCTCCCGAGGTTCGGCTCGCCGTCCGCCACCTCGCAGCCGAGTACGAGAACCTGAAAACTCAGGGCATCCCCCTCCCGCGGATCTGGGAAGCGATGCAGGACAAGCTCGAGGAAACGCTCACGCTCCAGTACGAGTACGGAGAAACGGCGTCTGAGTCGATCCGGAAGATGGCCGCCGAGATGAAGGAGAATGGCCTCCCGGCGTTCCAGGCTTACCTCGACAAGCTCGATGCTGGGACAGGCAAGCTCGACGAGC